TACCGTTAAGTATGGTGATAATTTTGTTTTAACATACGGTGAGAGAAAAAAAGGTATTACACATGTAAAACAATTAGTTAATTACGAAATAGAAAGATTCGAAAGAATCCAAAACGGTAAACCTTTGGTTAAATTCAAAGAAAGAATGACGGGTGATGAGTTCAACGTATTTGAAATCGCTCACTTCAGACTTCTTGGTGATGATAAATATTTGCCATACGGTTCATCGGTGCTTAACAAGGTCAGAAGAGTTTTCAGACAATTAATTATGGCTGAAGACGCTATGCTAACCTATCGTATCGTGCGTGCGGGTGAAAAGAAAGTCTTTAAAATTGACGTTGGAAATATTGATGAGGACGATATTGAACCTTACATTATGAAAGTTGCGACTAAGTTCAAAAAAACCGCAGCAGTTAGTCCCAATGATGGTCAAATCGATTATCGTTTTAATATACTTGGAAATGACGAAGATTATTTCCTTCCAGTAAGAAATGCAAATACACAAACTGGTATTGAAACACTTCCGGGTGCACAGAATTTGGATGCTATTCAAGACATCGAATATCTTCGTGATAATCTATTTGTTGGATTGGGTATTCCAAAACCGTTTTTAAGTTTCCAAGACGCTGCGGGTGCTGGTAAGAACATGGCACAATACGATATTAGATTTTCTAAGAAAGTCAATCGTATTCAGCAAGCAATGATTCAAGAACTCAATAAAATGGCAATAACACACTTGTATTTATTGGGTTATACTGGTGATGATTTGAAAGATTTTACTCTTACCCTTACCAATCCTTCAACACAGCAAGAACTACTCAAATCTGAGTTGATGCGTGATAAGGCACAAACATATACTGAATTAACACGTGCAGAATCTGGTATTGCTGCAATGTCACATACAAATGCCAAGAGAATGATATTCAATTGGAGTGATAGAAAAATTGTCGAAGACCTCAAACAACAGAAAATGGAGAAAGTCATCATGCAAGAACTTCAAGACTCTCCCGTTACAATTAAGAAATCTGGATTGTTTAGTGATATTGATAAGAGATATGGTGAGCAAGTCGAAGGTATGCCTGTTAGTGGCGGTACTGGTGGTGCTCCTGCTCCGGGTGGTGAAAGCGGTATGCCACCGATGGGTGGTGAGGGTGGAATGCCACCTCCGGGTGGTGAAGGAGGTATGCCTCCTCCGGGTGGTCCTGCTCCTATTCCGGGTCTTCCAAATCAAACCCCTTCGGAATTACCACCAGTGGTTGGTGATAGCGTAAGAGGTAGAAAGGTATTGAGTGAAGAAGACTATAATAGTCAAGTAGAAAGACTTGTTTTTGGTACAACTACCGAACCCGAAAGAAAAAAGGAAAGTAAACAGAAAGAAATAATTAGAGAGAACGACAATAAAAATGAAGAATTGAATAGTCGTGCGATGGATATGGCTAACGAAATTGATAATCTTTTAAAAGAAGGTGAGAGTATTAATACACCGCAGAAAAATATTGAAGCAGAAGATGTTGATTTCGATGAGATTGAGAAGTTAGATGTGTAGTAATTATTTAAGTATAGACAATCATAATCATTTGCAGTAAATTAGAGTATTTATAATAAATTGAACATAGAATTATGAAAAGCATTAACATAGGAATTGCCAATTTAGTGGTTTCGAATAAATTAAAAGATTCGTACTTCAACAATAGTATGATTGACGAATCTAAGAAACTGACAACAGATTTTTTCTCTGTTGTAAAAAGTTCACCAATTCTACAATTAGAGTTCAAAGTTTTTAATGCTTTTGAAAATAAAACAATTGAAAATGAAGTCGTTGCGACACGTTATATAGATAACAACATTAAGTTGTTTGAGGTATATACAATCCGAGAGATTGATAGAGAACGTGGAAAGATGAATCAATTTCTTCTTGAAAACGTTGTCCCTACTATAAAAGATGTCGACTATGATTTAGATAAAATCAAATTGTATGAAGCAATTGATACGTTAATTACCGAATCATTGAATGATTATGATAAGGTGGATGTTGATAAAATCCATGAATCGTTTGAAATCGTGCTGAATCATATTAAAACTCCTAAGAAACAAGCCTTGACCGAAAGTAAGGAAAACGAATACGTGGATAGCAATGTTATTGAAATCGCAATTAATAGGTTTAATGAAAAATACGATTCACTTAATGAAGACGACAGAAACTTATTGAAAAAATTGATGAAATCCAACGACAGAGAAAAACTAGGACTTTTCGAAGAATATAAAACCGAATGTCTTGCTATATTAGAGGGCGTGAAGAAAGATAGTATTGAGGAAAAAATATTAAAGACTATTCAGAAGATTAAAGAAATGAAACACAATTCCCAAACACTCGATGACGATATTATCGGTCTACATGAATTAAAAAGAGGATTACTTTAAAACGAGAAAGGCATCGTGTCTGGGTTGACTGAGATTTGCTTGGTTGGATTATTCCCATATTGTTGTTCAGATTGCACCTCATCAGCACTATTTAAATTAAACGATTGGCTTAGTCTAAGATTCTTAGAAGTATCTCCCATTTTATTGTCATATCCAAAATAAAATTCTTTTGGTTTATAATTATTCGATGCCGTTCCATCTAAACCCGGAATAGCAAGTACATTATTCTTATCACCAAGAACACCAAAAACTTTCATAACATAATTCAGTCCTTCTCTTACATATAAAGAATCTCTTCCTTTTATGCCTTCACACTTCACAATTGAGGCGGTATATGTTTTTTCAGCGTAGTCTGGTCCTCTGCTATATCCAAAAAGTGTTGTACTTGTTAATGCATCACACAAACTTGCAATGTAATTCATATATGTACATTGTGCTTTTATCATTATTCCGGGATTGTTAATGATATTTTGATGTAGAAGCGGTCTATTCATCCAAGCGGTTTCAAATCCAGGACTCCACTTACGGTTTCCGTTGTAATACCCGACATCATATGATGTCACAATTGAGTTGTCTTCTAAATTGCCAATTATTGCAAATTGTTCTTCGGGAGTAAACTTGTGGGTTCTACTATACGTATTTTTTACAATAATTTCATACGTTGTGCCCATAAGAAATTGATTAACTCCCGATGCGGTGCTTGGAGATGGCGGGAAGTTCCATATCTTATATCCAGATTCTGCATATGCTTGTGCAGCAATGACATTTGCATCTAACTCAAACTCCTCGCAGTAGAAATTAAACCAATAAATTAGCGATTCGGCTAATTCTTCTGGCGTTGTAATAAGTTTATTACTATTTGGTAATTTTATACTACATTTCCACGTTTGATTTGCTGCCGATGTGTTACAGAAAGGAAATGGGTATGGGCGTTTACCCGTCATGTGTGTACCCATTAAGCCACTTATGCCGTTTTTTTCAATACAAACATGTTTAATGAAAGTCTCGCCATCAACTGTTATTTTCGAATATGCCATTTTATTTTACTTTAAATTCATACATTGAGTTAAATTGTGCTTGGGATTTACCAGCACTCGCATTTGGTCCTTGTGTTATGGTTTCATTAGATAATCCCGCTGGGTTCGTTTCGGTAGTGTTTCCACCATCAAATCCAAGAATTGTTGACGATTCTAAAACCCTCGGTATTGGATACCTTAATATTTTTGTACCGCTAAAATTTGTTGTCATTTTATTTGGTTCTATATTATGTTCAACAGATAATATTATATATGCTCCGTTAAAAAGTGGCACATTTTCTAGTTGAAAATATTGTGTTGGTTGAATCATTGCATTCCCCAATCCACTAATTGTTGCCTTATATGCTCTGTTTTCATATAGATTATATAAATTCTGACCTTTTGGTGGTGGTGCTTGTTTCTTGTTATCTCCGGCAATTCTGGAAAGTATCTGAATTGATTCGTTGGTTTCGGGATATTCTTTACTATCTATTTTAACATCTGTAAACATTGACTGATTTTGTTCACCAAATTTTACCTTAAACGCATTTACTTGACCCCAAGGAAAGTCTTTATTCGTTTCTTCTTGATTATCATCAAGTTCATTGAATTCATTACACTCATCAAAATTAAATTGTCCCACATCACTAATCTCAGTTATTCCATCATCTTTAAACTGACCACCAAAACTTTCAATACCTGTTGGGTAACTTGAGCCGCCACCAATATACATACAAACAAATGCAGGTCTTGGTTTTACATCACCAACAGTATCGATTCTAAACGAATCTTCCCAAGTGCTGCCAGAAATATTCATAAAATTTTGTAGTGGAAAAAATTCAAAACCATTCAATGATAATAATTGCGAAAGCACTGAAAAAACACTAACATTCGGGTCGTCAAATAGTTGAATTATAATTTCTGGATTAATAATCGTGTTTCCAACTGGGTTCATTGCCCTATCTACAAATGCAAACGAATTTATTAGTGGGGCAGGGGTTGCTCCATTAGATGGATATGCAAAATTAGTATTAACATATTTTGGTGATGAAAGCCATTTATCGTTAATATTCTTAAACGAATAGTAGGTTTGAGTTATAATATCTTCGTCACCGACCGTTTTATCGTCTTCATTTTTTTGGTCATTTAGTTCTATTAGTCTTTTTTCTAGAATTGGTTTTAAAAACCCGAAGAATTGAGTGAAATAACTATTGTTGTAATCAACTTGTGAAGTTTTAGATGTTTCTTCAAGTGATTTATATAGTGGAACTGGTTCAACGTCTCGTCCAAACGTCATTTCACTATAATTAACAATACATTTTTTTTCAATTAACGGGTCTATAATAAAGCCAAAATAAGCGCTATCCCCACCATCTTTTAATAATTCCTTATACGCCTCTACTCTTGCATTATAATATATTGATGGAGTTTTGCTTTTGAGTTTTTCTTGAAGATGTGCTGTTTTTTTATTCACTTCATCATAAAGATTGCTTAAATTCGACACAATTCGCCGAAACGTGGTGTCTTTAATATATAAATCATCGTGCCATTCCTTAAATAATTCTCTGTCGGCTTTTGCTAATTGCATTCTTATGTCTACAATATCGGCAAATATTAATACACCTCCACTATCAATATCCTTTCCCGGTCCAGATACAAAAAAATCATATAGGTCTTTATATAATTTTTCTCCCTTTGTAGTACCATCTCCAACAGCAACAAGAGAACCCATATAAAAATATATAAATGCAGGAATAGTGATTGCTGCGGGTAAACTAAATATCAATTTATTTAATTCGTTCGGAAAAATATTGAATGTGCTTAGTGCATACCCAAAACTAGATGCCAAAACAATTTGACTTAATTCTGGATTATAAATTCCCTTTCCTCCCTTATTTGTAGAATCAATAATGGTGTCATAAATTTTTTCATCATTATATCCTAACGTATATGACCATATTTCAACAATATCATTAAATGTTAAATAACCATTATTAAGCGATTTGATGTTGAAATAATTATTGCCGTTATCATCTTTATTTATTTCATTAATAACGGCTACTTTATTAGATGAAACGACGGTACTCAACGGACTAATTAAATCAATAGTATTACCATTGGTGACTTTCATGGAATCAATATTGCCAATAAAACGTGTTTTCGTTTCAACGCCATCAGAAGATGTGTCTGGAATAAAGATAACATTTTCTTCACTGAATTTTAGTGTCTTTCCAATATCGAATTTAGGAAATATACTCTTCCACCAAGGAGTTGAAAATGAAATTTGAAATCTTTCGATTGGGTCTTTTATTGTTTCTTGATTTTTTTTCAAATTTTTTCTTGTTTCATCAGTAACCTCAATTGGTGGTCGAAATATGATATTTTTCTCGGAAAAAATAAATCCGTGATATAATGGATTTTCTTTATCAGCATATGCGTCTCCTGGAATATATTCAGTTCTGCCTGTTGGTAATTCTGCCCCATTTGTTAAACTAAAAAATTCATATTGTTTTTCTGGAAAAGAATATAGATTTGGTATGTATTGCATCACATAATTATAGAAGGATGTAGGTGTTTTGTGTGTTTGAGCAAAATCAAGCATTAACCTAATTAATGTTGGATTAAATAATGATATTGCCATATTTATCGCTTCTGATTGTGCGAATAAACCAATGTAGGAATTAGTACCCTTTTCGCCACGATAAAACGTATAAGGAAATGAGTTTTGACTAAGAATGTAAAACCTTTTTAGCATTACCATCAAACATTGTGTTAGTTTATTGTATTGTGAAGTTGCAACAGGTTGTTCTGATGAACTACTATCAACATTAAAATATGGTGAATACCTAATAGTTGTTCCCAAATTAGAATCGAAGGGTGATAATGGTAACCACACGTTAACACCTTCGGCATTTTCATTATTTCTCATGTCAATTTGTTCTGTGAAATTTCTCTGAAGAATAAATGTATTAACAAAATCTTGAACTAACGTTATTTCTGGAAACGGATTCTCTGGTGTACTTAATTCTTTTGGTATTATTCTCGTTTCAACATATCCACCACATTCTGGTGTTTGTCTTATTACCAGTGGAAACGCAAAAATATGTTTTTCAGTGTCTTTATAGAGATTACTACCCGTAATTCTACTAAATACTTCTGCTGAATTATGTTGGGTTTCTGCTGCTCTTGAAGTATCTCTTAATATTCTAAAAAACGTATCCACATCATCTAAAATAATTTTAAATATATTGTAAATTGTTGGTTTCATACCCAATGTATTTAATATCATTTTATTTACAATGATATTAATTCTATTTAATTCTGCGACCTTAAATTCGGTTTGAATATTTCTTTCTTTATATAATTTAATATAATAATTAGTAATGTCAATAAAAACATATGTACCTGATGTTGTAGTCCACGAATCCGCTTTTATTATGTCTGATTCTGTAATAACACCACTAATATCACTACCGCTTCCCTTGGGGTTTGCCAAGTCAAGTAACATTTGTCTATATAGATTCAACGCATCAAGTTTTTCTTGGGTCGGATTGGATGTCGATAAAAAGGATGAAGAGGGTGAATTAATTAATTCTCCAGTATTTGACACTCTTTCTTTACCAGTATAAACGTCTGGATATATAAAATAACCAATCAATAACCTTTCGGGTATAATTTCTGGGTATCCATTTACCTCAAATCCCGAAATTACATTACCATATTGTGATGATATTGATGTTACTGGAACTACTTCATTACCAGTTCCGGTATTTTTAACACCAATTGCAGCGATTGGTTTATTTAAACTCAGCATTGGATTTGCTTTATATGCACCTATCGTAGTCAATATTGTGTCTATAGCAGATATTCTATTTGATGCTAAATCGTAGCCAGTGGTATCAATACCACTATTTTGTTTATCCGATGTTGCCGCATATAAGTTTTTTAGTTTTAAAATTAATTCATATGTACTTTTCGGTGGTCGGTCTGGTGCTGGACTTAATGAAACAGGTTCGTTGTTTTGATTTGGTATTAAAGGAAAATTCACGACATATCTAAACAACACATCTGTCAATGGTGCAAATGTTCTGGCAATAAACTGAGCATCAATAATAAAATTACCGTTTTCTGCTTTAAATTCACTGGTATATTTAACAAGGTGTAATTCATATTCTAGAGGCATTCCATAATAACCCTTGATTGTTAGGGTAAATAATGACGGTGGAAAATTAAACAATACCCGATATGGTGAATCTGTCTGATTAAAAAATGCTAACCCCCTTACATCAATAAATTGAATATTAACTTGTGGAACAAATGATGAATTAATTACTATCTTTATACTACTAATACCAAAACCTTCGTATCGAAAACCTTCGGCAGCACTACCATCATACCAATTAGTGGTGAATTTTAAATAGTTGGGGTCTGTGGCAGATTTATTTTGATTATTACCAATAAAATTGATGTTAATTTCATCTTGTGACCCATTTTTAGATATTGAGTATTGTCCAGTATTATTAGTTTCGAGTACAGTTCTTCCTCTTGACCTTGCTGTTAATTCTGCAAAGATGAACATATCTTGATATTGTGGAATACCGTTTACGAAACCTTGGTTGGTATTAAGTAGGTTGGGGTCAACTAAATTTACACTCATTCTATAATATTTTAATATAAATACATTATTCTTAAAAATCTAAAGGTAATAAAAATTTCTCAGACTTTCAAGACTATTTATAATAAGACAAAATAATAATGCAAACTATTTATAGTAAAGATATTCTTATATGAGTAAGTTATTTCAATTAGAAGAAAGTCACATAATACAGCCAGGCAAAACGGGGTTCGGAATTTTAATCGAGCATGACGCAGGATTTATTAATGCCGACTTAAACCCAAAGTTTCTTAATGAAGCATTTGAACTTAAGCCAAATGAGCCAGTTTTAATTGACTGCATACTTCAGAAATGGGGTGTTAAAAATAAGAACGGTAGAATATATCCAAAAGATGTTTTACTACCACAAGTCGAAGAATATCGAAAATTGGTTGATACCAACAGTGCGGTATCAGAAGCCGACCACCCAGACAGTTCAATCATTTC